CCACCCAGCATTGTTCATCCAGTGGTCCCAGAAACCCTCTTTCAAGAGATGGACTCCGTTAGGACCCATGATCAAGGCAGTGTACGGATGGTTGTATCCGTTTGACGGCCCTATGAAGTCCTGAATCAGCATGCCATTGACATCATGAACATAAATAGAGCCGCCATTGTCCCAAGGGGTACCTAGCAAATGCCCTGCAGCCTGCAGCTGCACGTACTTGTCCGCAAAGGCCTGGGAAGTACCATCATCGTGCCACCCATCTGAGAAGTACCCTACCGGCACATCAGTAACGGAGAAAGTCTGTGACGTGGCAATCACCGTAGGGACATCACGCAATCTCACCAGTAATTTGTAATCACTCCGGACCTCCCATCCGGCTGTTACCAAGTCCTGTGTCCCTGTTCCAGGCACTTTCGTGTTCGCGTGCACCCAGAATGTGGGACCTTTCCATATTTCCAAGTTCACAATGTCCGGGAAGTTGGCCCAGCTTGCGAGAATCGTCCCGCCGACAGAAGTAGACGTTGGAGTCACTGTAGCTGTAGGTGATGGTCCCTGATGCGAATTGATAAAGTCATCCGGCTTGAGATAATTGCCGGGAAACGTCGCGGGTGGAAGATACCCCACCAGCCACGAAGGGTAGGTTCCAACTGGTGCCCCGAAGGAACCGTTATAGACACCGAAGTGCAAATGGTCGGTCCATCCTTCTGGGCATGAAAAATCCTCTACAGATCCGATAGCCTGGTTCTTGGTTACAATTGCCCCCTCACTCGCCGTGTAAGCAATGTGTCCGTAGATCGTGCAAACCTTCTCTCCTCCGGGCAGCGTGTGCTCGATTACCACGATGGTCCCCCAGTTGTAGTCCTCCCTACAAACCGACCCATGCGGTTCAGCAAGCATCACCTGCCCATTGGCTGCAGCACGCACTTGGGCGCCTGGATTATGACACTGAACATCTTGGGCGACGTGTTGGGACTCCCCGCGATATCTTCCCCAATCAAAACAGAGCGTTGATGCATAGTTGTCAACAGGGAAGGAAAAGCTATCCGCCGGCTGTTGTGCCAACCCCGCGATTGGAACTCCAAGCATTCCGACAACAAGGAGGGTTAGAACAGTCCGTTTCATCGTGCCTTCCTCACTTTGCCACCATGGGTTTAGGTCGGTCGAGGTAGAGCTCTTCGTAGCCCCTCTCGATGGCTTGCACAATCAAGCTCTACAGGCTCCCGGACCGGGGGATCGAAAGCGAAGCGTGTCGAGCTACTGAATGGATTCGGGTGGTTCTGGGCAAGCCGGTGAACTACTGGAATCGGCCCCGGTTCATCGCGAACTCCAGTAGTCGCCAAGGGGAGGGGGTACCTTAAGCCAGCCTTCAGGTCGTATGCGAGATTCGCTGATCGGTTGGTCAGAGTCAGCGCGACCGCTCCGCGCAGGGCCCGCGCCGAGTAATGACTGCGTGTCACTCCATTACCAACCGCGTCACGCTTGAGCGCATACTCTGCCTGCGCCTCCGATAGGGTAAGAAGGCCGAGCATTAGAAAAGACAGGCAGACGATAGTGAGTTTCTGCATTCCCCCAGATCCTGAGGACAAACGTACGCATTATAGCACAACTTGAAGAGGGCATTGTGCTGCTCATCCCTCTTCCGCGTGACCAGTTACGTGGTCGAGAGGTGTAGCCGCCCCCACCCGGACAGGGGAGAGGCTCTTGATGGCCTGTCCCGTCCGAGCCCCTCCCCCGCTTGTCCTATGGAGGCGGTGAGTCCCTGGCTGCTCTGAGCGAACCCCGGTCCGACGTTTCGAACTGCCGCCGGGTATGTAAGCACCAGGGAGAAGTCTGCCCGGCAGGCTGGAGGTGTCCAAGAAGATTCAATGATCCGCGACGAGGCTCTCGCGCTCGGGAGATTCGAGCGAGTCCCCGACCGCTGGCAGACCGAGTTCGGGCGGTGGGTGCGCGACGTCGGTGTGTCGCGCATCGTGACGGCGCTTGCCCAGGACCCCGACCTGCGCGTGACCAACCAGGCCGTCTATGAGTGGCTCCGAGGACATGCTCCACGTCCCGCCCGAGCGATCGCCCTCGTCGAGCTCTCGGGTGGACGTCTGACCCTCGACGCGATCTACGGGCACAGCCGGCAGATTCAGGCTCCGTCATCCCACAGGGCACATGCGGAACGCCCACGCCCATGAGGATCGACCTGCAGATCGACAACACCGTCCTCGTCCTCCGCCTGCAGAACGGTCAGCGCCGCCTGGCCTACGCCGTGGTGAACGCCATCAACAACACCGCCAAGCGGATCCAGGACGCTGAACGTCGACGCGTCGAGGAAGAGTTCACCGTTCGCATGAAGGACTTCATCCGGCGCGAGGCCGCGGTCATCAAGCCGTTCGCCAACGTGCGGCAGGGGCGCGCCTATGCCGAGATCGCGGTCGGCCAGAAGCCGCGCCTTCTCCTCTCCGCGTTCGAGCGCGGCGCCGAGCGCAAGCCGTTCACGCCCTCCGCGAGGCGTGTCGCCGAGCCCGTAGTCGGCGGGCCAGCACGTCCCCGGTTTGCGCAGCCCGTCGCGCCCGACCTTCGAGTCGGAAAGCTGCGCTTCGATCGCACCAAGACCGGCCGCCGGCGCGCGGGCGTCACGCGGACGAAGACGTACCTCGTACCCACGGTCGGCATCTTCCAGCGCGTCAGCAAGGACGCCACCCGGATCGTCTACCTCTTCACGAAGGGCAAGCGGATCGAGCCACGTCTTCACATCGTCGAGACTGCCGAACGTGAGGCGCAGAGATGGTTCGGTGAAGAGATGGAGCGTGAGGTCATCAACGCGATCGCGCGTGCGCGAGGGCGCGGTGTGTAGGCGCGGCGGGGCGCGTGCCGTGACGCCCCACGACGCATACCAACGCGCGCCACGGTTCCTTTGGGGGCGAGGCGAGCGGGTGCCGGCGACCCCGGCTTTCATAGTGTGGGAGACCCATGAAACAAGTTTCCGGAGTTTCCAGTCGTTCCAGACCTGACGGCGCCGCGGTGGCCGCCGCCGTTGCCCCAGGGGCCGCCAAAGACCAGACCCGCGAACGGGCGCCCAAGGGGTCGTCCCGCGGCGCCACGGTGCGCGACCCTGAAGACGTGCCCACCGACGCCCCGGATTCCCCGGTCCGTCTGCCCGGCAAGCTCGAGCACTGGCCGATCGACCGGCTCAAGCCCTACGAGCGGAACCCCAGGACCCACAGCCCCGAGCAGATCACGAAGATCGCAGCGAGCCTTCTCGAGTTCGGCTGGACGAACCCGATCCTCGTGGACGCCGATGCCGGGATCATCGCCGGCCACGGGCGGCTCCTCGCCGCCCGAGAGCTCGGGATGACGACCGTGCCGGTGATCGAGCTCTCCCACCTCACCGAGGCGCAGAAGCGCGCATACATCATCGCCGACAATCGCTTGGCCCTCGACGCCGGCTGGGATGAGGACCTCTTGACCGAAGAGTTGAAGGCCCTCGAGGGCCTCGACTTCAACCTCGAGTTGACCGGCTTCGACCTGGACGAGCTGCACGATCTCCTGGAGGACGAGGACGCCGAAGAGCCCGTCGTCCCGGAGCCCCCGGAGGATCCCGTCACCCGGCCCGGGGACGTCTGGGTCATGGGCAACCACCGCGTGCTTTGCGGGGACTCTTCCGACCAGGTCGTCGTCGATCGGCTCTTGGGTGGCGCTCCGATCCACCTCGTCAACACCGACCCGCCCTACAACGTGAAGGTGGAGCCGCGGTCGAACAACGCGATCGCCGCAGGGCTCTCATCGTTCTCGGGACCCACTCACCATCAGGCGTTCGACACGGCACGAAAGCGAACCCGAGAGTTCAAGACGTCCCATGCTCACGCCTCAGACATCAAGAAGGGATACGTCAAGCCGGCCAGGCCGGGGGCCAAGATGCGAGCCAAGGACCGGCCCCTTCTGAACGACTTCGTGTCCGACGAGGCCTTCGACGAGATGCTCACGGCCTGGTTTGGGAACATCGCTAGGGTGCTTCTCCCTGGCCGCTCGTTCTACATCTGGGGGGGCTACGCGAACTGTGCCAACTACCCTCCCGTCCTGAAAGCGGTCGGCCTCTACTTCAGCCAGTCGATCATCTGGGTGAAGGAGCACCCGGTTCTGACCCGCAAGGACTACATGGGGAATCACGAATGGGCATTCTATGGATGGCGCGAAGGCGCCGCGCATGCGTTCTACGGCCCCACGAACGCCGTCGACGTCTGGGCGGTCAAGAAGGTCAACCCACAGAGCATGGTCCATTTGACCGAAAAGCCGGTCGAGCTCGCGGTGCGGGCGATCCAGTACTCGTCCAAGCCCGGCGAGAACGTGATGGACCTCTTCGGCGGAAGCGGCAGCACCCTGATCGGCGCTGAGCAGACCGGCCGGCGGTCGTTCCTCATGGAGCTCGACCCCGCGTACACGGACGTCATCGTGCTTCGGTGGCAAGAGGCTACGGGCCAGAAGGCCGTCCTGGACGGGGACGGGCGGACGTTCGAGGCCGTCGCTGCGGAGCGCCAGGGTCGCTCGGGTGAGTAGGCCTTGGCCCGGCGCAAGGAGCTGATCTCGCAGCGGGAGTACGCGCGTCGGCGCGGCGTCTCCCACGTGGCGGTCCAGCACGCGGTGAACTCGGGACGAATCTCAACCACGCGCGGGAAGATCGACCCTGCTGTTGCGGATCAGGAGTGGCGCGAGAACACCGACCAGAGCAAGCCACGGAACCGGATCACCGGCCGGCCGAAACAGGCGCGGGTTCCTGGAGAGCCGTCGGAGCCCTTGGACTTCGGGGGCACGGACGACGGCCATGGCAGCAACGGCACCGCGAGCGGCTACGCAAAGGCGCGGGCGGCTCGGGAGCTCTACCAGGCGCAACTGGCCAAGCTCGACCTCGACCGCCAGCGCAGCATCCTGGTCCGGGCCGACGAGGTGAAACTCGGCGCCTTCAACATGGCCCGAAAGGCGCGGGACCAGCTGATCGCCCTCCCCGAGCGGGTCGCCGCCATTCTTGCAGCGACCCAGGATATTGCCGAGGTCCAGCGCATCCTCGAAGAGGAGATCGAACGAATCTGCCAGGAGATCGCGGATGCTGAACGGCCGTGACGTCTACGAGACCGCCTACCGGGAGGGCTGGAGCCCCGAGCCGCGGCTCTCGGTGAGCGCTTGGGCGGATGAGCACCGCGTGCTCGGGAACCGCGCCGGCCACGCCGCGATCCACTGGCGCACAGCGGTGACTCCTTACCTCCGCGAAATCATGGACGCCCTGGGGCCGCGCTCCCCCGCGCGGCGCGTCGTGTTCATGAAAGGCTCGCAGCTCGGCGGCACCGAAGCCGGAAACAACTGGCTCGGGTTCGTCATGCACCACTCCCCCGGCCCGATCCTGGTCCTGCGCCCCACCGTCGAGGAAGCCCGCCGTTTCAGCCGACAGCGGCTCGACCCGATGATCGCGACCACGCCTGTGCTCTGCGAGCTCGTTCGTGAGGCCCGGTCGAGGGACGGCGGAAACAGTCTCCTCATCAAGGAGTTCCCGGGCGGGGTGCTGTTCCTGACCGGGTCCAACTCCGCGACCGGGGTCAAGTCCATGCCGATCCGGTGGCTCTTCTGCGACGAGATCGACGAGTACCCGGGCGACGTGGATGGCCAGGGAGACCCCATCTCGCTGGCCGAGAAGCGAACGACGGGGCCGACCTACTCGCGGCGGAAGGTGTTCCTCGTCTCGACTCCGACGATCAAGGGCATCTCTCGGATCGAGCGGGAGTTCCTCGCCTCGGACCAGCGGCGGTTCTTCGTCCCCTGTCCCCACTGCGGCAACATGGACTGGATTCGCTGGGAGAATATCCGGTGGGAGGAACACGACCCCAAGAGCGCCGCGCTCGCCTGCGCAGCGTGCGGCGCCCTCATCGAGGAGCGGTTCAAGATGGAGATGCTTGCCGGGGGCGAGTGGCACCCGACCGCGGAAGGCAACGGCGAGACGATCGGGTTCCACCTCTCGAGCCTCTACTCCCCGCTCGGCTGGCTCCCCTGGTCGGCGGCCGTCGCAGAGTTCCTGGACGCGAAAGAGAACCCCATGCGTCTCAAGAACTGGGTCAATAGCGTCCTCGGCGAGACCTGGGAGGAGCGCGGGGACTCAGTCGAGCCGGAGAGCCTTCTCGCCCGGGCAGGGCGATACTCAGCCGACGTGCCGAACGGCGTCGGCGTGCTCGTCGCCGCAGTCGACGTCCAGGGAGACCGCTTGGAGTGCGCGGTCAAAGGCTACGGCGCCGGCGAGGAGTCTTGGCTCATCGCGTTCTCGCAGTTCCACGGCGATCCGGGGCGCGACCAGGTCTGGCTGGACCTCGACCGGTTCCTGCGGCAGGAGTTCACGCACGAGAGCGGCCAGAAGGTCCCGCTCGCGTGCGTCGCCGTCGACAGCGGCGGTCACCACTCAGAGCAGGTCTACCGCTTCTGCAAGGCCCGCGTTGCGAGAAGGGTGTTCGCCGTCCGGGGTGGTTCGGAACGCGGAAAACCGGTGGTCGGGCGACCGACCGACCACAACCGGTACCGTGCGAAGCTCTTCACCCTCTGCGTCGACACCGCCAAGGAGATCGTCTACTCGAGGCTTCGCATCGGCAGCCCGGGCGCCGGGTACTGCCACGTTCCTGAGTGGGTCGACGCCGAGTACGTCGCGCAACTCACCGCCGAGAAGGCCATCCGGAAGTGGGTGAAGAACCGCGGGACGGTCCGCGAGTGGATCAAGACCCGAGAGAGAAATGAGGCGCTCGACCTCGAGGTCTACTGCCTGGCCGCGCTCTACAACCTTGGCCCCGCCTTCGTGAAGTCGCTGCCGGAGCGGGCGGCCGCGCTGGCACGGAAGAGCGAGGTGACCGGAGCGGCAAATGCGACGCTGACAACTCCCCCGCCGAAGCGACGAGGATGGGTCGACGGGTGGAGGGGATAGTGTCTGCGCTCCGCGCACACGCCCCGTATCGCAATGAAAATGACATTTCCCCTTCGGCGTGCCTGCCTCGAATCACCACTGATAGGCGTCGATGCTCATCCGATCCCGATCCCAGACAGCCAGATGGACATGACACCCGCACTCCGCACGCATGTCCTCGATCAGTTGCCTAGCATAAGACGTCGAACGGGCCTTCCGTCCCTGATCCCTGTAGAACGAGACCGGCGCCAGCACCAGCCCGCTGACCGGAATCGAATCGGGAAGCTCCATCCCAGGGTTGCGCCGATGGAAGAGCCTGAGGGCTTCTTCGCCGTCCATCAGGAGCCTGACTTGCCGGAGGTTCTCTACGGTCGCATACCACGCATGATTGGCCTTGGCCTTGACCTCCACCACATACAACCGATAGGCGGCCTTGCTCCGAAC